TCTTGTATGGTACATGGCGAAAAAGACCAGTTTGCTTCAGTAAGTGGATGCACTACATTATTGGGTACGCCGAGTGTCGATGAGGGTGCTACGCAGACCGGAGCGGCGTATTCAATACAGTCGGGAACGGGTGATGAAGTCCATTCGTACATAAGCGGCGGTTCTTCTGACGATTTCAATTACCACATGGGGACATGGGAAGAACTCGTCCCTTCTTCCAGTTCCAGCCATTCAAGTTCCAGTCATAGCAGTTCTAATAGTTCTTCGAGCAGTTCAGTTTCCAGTTCCCACAGTTCCAGTTCGCATTCAAGTTCATCGAGTTCGCATTCTTCGTCGTCCAGCTCAGTTTCGTCGAGCCATTCTTCGTCTTCGCATTCAAGCAGCAGCAGTTCTAATGCTCCTCTTGGAGAATCCTTCACAATTAAAACGGGCGTTATTGCCTATGCTTCCGGCACTAACCAAGCTCGAAAACTTGTGAGAACGTCAAACGGAGATTTATATTGTGTGTATCTTCGCTCTGATGGCAGTCTTAATCAGGTCTACTATGCCAAATCAACTGATGGCGGAGAAAATTGGTCAGAGACAGCTTTAACATCAGAAAGTTACGCACAAGCCCTACCTGCTATCGCGGTTGATTCTAACGATTGTTTGCACGTAGCTTGGCATGGTATGAATGATGATTCTACAACCATCGACCAGTTGCTATATATTAAATCTACCACAGGCGGAGTATCGTGGGGTTTAATTGAGAATCTTACGGCAGAGAGCTATGACCAAGGTCCCGGCCCACCAGCCATTGCCGTAGACTCCGTCAATACTATTCATATCATATTTTACGGTAATCACGACACCCAAACGACCAAAGACCAAATCCGTTATATCAAAAATGACGGAAGTTGGAGTTCAATCACGAACATTACAGATGTAGGTGGTGTAACTCAACGGGAACCTACTTTAGCTATTGACTCAAGTGATTATTTACATGTAGCGTGGAGGTCGACTGGTATTGAGTATCGCCGCTATACGACCTCCTGGCAGAACCAAATTACGCTGTATGATCCAGGTTGGGCACAGCAAATACCAACAATAGCCGTTGATTCCTCCAACAATATTCATGTGGCATGGTTCGGGCAAGATGCTACATCTGAACTTTTTTATATAGTTCAATATCGTGTTTCTCTCGATAACGGGGCAAATTTCGAGGCGATGGAGACAGTTGTCGCTGAAACCGGGGAAAGTCAGCAACAACCGAATCTGTCTATAGATGGCACAGATAATGTTCATCTATTCTGGTGGGGTCAACATGCCCGCTCAGTCACGTTGAATCAAGTCCGATATTGCTACCATGATGAAACTCAATGGTCATCGGTAGAAAATTTGACAAAAGATGAATCAGAAAATAACTACTATCCTAATTCAATTTGGGCCTTGCATCCGATTATTGGCGGAGCTAAGACAAACCGGCCGGCGACTGGCTTTGCCTTCATCTGGGTTGATGGCACAACTCTCAAGTATTTCCGCAGTTTTGATTTAACATGGGATGTGGGCAGTTCATCGTCGAGCCATAGTTCAAGTTCACATTCAAGTTCCAGCCACAGCAGCTCATCGAGTTCAATTTCTTCTAGCCATAGCAGTAGCAGTCATTCGAGTTCTTCAAGTTCCGTATCATCTTCTCACAGCAGCAGCAGTTCATCAGGTGCCGAGGGGTCAAGTTCGCATTCATCGTCGAGCCACAGTTCCAGCTCCCACTCTTCGTCGAGCCATAGCTCGTCCAGCAGTTCTGTTTCATCGAGCCATAGCAGTTCCAGCCATAGCAGCTCATCCCACTCAAGCAGCAGCCATAGTTCGTCAAGTAGCTCGATTAGCAGTAGCCATTCAAGTTCGTCTCATAGTTCATCGAGTCACAGTTCCAGCTCCCACAGCTCATCGAGCAGTTCAGTGTCCAGTTCGCATTCGAGTTCTTCACACAGCTCGTCGAGCCATTCAAGTTCAAGCCATTCAAGCAGCAGTTCGTCTATTTCTTCGAGCCATAGCAGTTCGTCTCATAGCAGTTCTTCTCACAGCTCAAGCTCTCATTCGTCGTCCAGTAGTTCCGTATCCAGCAGCCACAGCTCATCGTCGCACTCGTCGTCGAGCAGTTCCGTTGCGGCAATAACAATATCACTAAAGACTGACTTGTGGTCGGTGGCGTTTGGCGGCTCAAGTAGTCACAGCTCAAGCAGCCACAGCTCCAGCAGTAGTTCCGTTTCGTCGAGCCATTCATCGTCGAGCCATTCGTCGTCCAGTCATTCAAGCAGCAGTTCGTCGGTTTCCAGTTCTCATAGTTCCAGCAGTCATAGTTCCAGCTCGCATTCGAGTAGCAGCCATTCAAGTTCCAGTTCTTCGGTGTCCAGCTCGCATTCAAGCAGTTCCCATTCAAGTAGTAGCAGCTCGGTATCATCCAGCCACTCAAGCAGTTCGCATTCCAGTTCGAGCCATTCGTCATCGTCGCATTCAAGCTCGTCCAGTTCGGTATCGTCCAGCCATTCGAGCAGTAGTCACAGCAGCTCTTCGCACAGCTCAAGTTCTCATTCGAGTTCTTCCAGTTCAGTGTCGTCGAGTCACAGTTCATCAAGCAGTTCGGAAACTCCGTTATCGAGTTCGCACTCAAGTTCATCGCACAGTAGTTCGAGCCATTCGTCGTCGTCACATTCATCGTCGAGCCATTCGTCATCCAGTAGTTCGGTATCGAGCAGCCATAGCAGTTCTTCGCATTCGAGTTCGAGCCATAGCTCGTCCAGCCACTCGTCGTCCAGCAGCTCGGTTTCTTCGTCGCACTCAAGTTCAAGCCATTCGAGTTCGAGTCACTCAAGCAGCAGTCATAGTTCGTCCAGCAGTTCCGTATCGTCGAGCCACAGCTCTTCCAGCCATTCGAGTTCAAGCAGTTCGGTGTCCAGTAGCTCTCATTCGAGTTCAAGTCATTCGTCATCGAGTCACAGCAGTTCGTCAAGCTCGGTATCGTCGAGCCACTCAAGCAGTAGTTCTTCGGAAACTCCGCTGTCCAGCTCGCATTCGAGTTCATCACATAGTAGCAGCAGTCACAGTTCTTCGAGCCATAGTTCAAGTTCTCACAGCTCCAGTAGCAGCTCAGTTTCCAGCTCACATTCATCGTCGAGTCACAGCAGTTCTTCCAGTTCGGTATCGTCCAGCCATAGCAGTTCGTCGCATAGCAGTTCATCTAGTTCCGTATCGTCCAGCCACAGTTCGAGCAGCCATTCGAGTTCCAGCCATTCAAGCAGTAGCCACAGCTCGTCGAGTCACAGTTCTTCGAGCCATAGTTCATCGAGTAGCTCCGTGTCGAGCAGCCATAGTTCCAGCAGCCACAGCTCCAGCTCGCACAGCAGCAGTTCTCATAGTTCGTCCAGCAGCTCGGTTTCCAGCAGCCATTCGAGCAGCAGCCATAGCTCGTCAAGCCATTCAAGTTCGAGTTCGAGCCATAGTTCGTCGAGCCATTCAAGCAGTTCTCACAGCTCGTCCAGCCATAGCTCAAGTTCGCATTCGTCCAGCAGCAGCTCTGACACGGCAGCTGAGTTTCTATATGGAATATTAACAGTAAGTGACACCGGAAGCGTATTCGGCATTCACGATAATCATTCAGTATTAACGATTCACGATATTCATGCAGTATTAAGCATTCAACGGGAGTAATTATGGCTTTTATAATAGGCGATACAATCAGGCTAAAGGCTCAGATATTCAACTTCTCTGACGTCGAGACGGCTCCGGTAGCTATCAACTTGACGATCTATCGAGAGGATGGAGTATCTAAATTATTGGTTGAAGAGACTGGCCTGCTCACACCGGCCACAACTGCCCAGTATTATGTTGATTGGACGGTATCGGGCGAGAGCTATACAGTCGCTTTCGATGGAGGTGACAGCGGCAATCCTATCGAGGTTGGCGACAATCTAACGGGTTCGGTTGCCGGTGAAGCCCTTTGTTATGCTATCGAATACACGACGGCAGCGACGGGGACGATTACGTATGTCAATACGGCAAACCAATTCGCTGCTCTTGAGGTAATCACGGGCGGCGGCAACACAGTAGCGGTCGTCGGCACGCCGGTAGCGAGTACCGATTACTTGGCAGAGGCCGAGACACTTATAGCATCGTGGTGGTGGACTGGCCCACACATAAAGAGGCTTGATTTTGAGGTAATACCAGAGGTTTAATATTATGGCTATACAATCACCAGTAACATTGGACGAAATGAAAGACCACTTGCGGGTCACACACACGGACGATGACCAATACATCAACGCTTTATGTTTGGCGGCGACTTCGTGGGCGGAGAAGTTCCAGCATAGAACTTATGTCAAGCGACCGAGGACGATGGTGCTCGATAAGTTCCCGATGGTCATCAGGCCGCTATATCCGCCTTTAATATCGGTGACGAGTATTGTTTACATCGATTTGAATGGCGATAGTCAGACGCTTGCAGCTTCGGAATATAGAGTCGATACAGTAACGGAGCCGGGCAGGATTACGGAGGCTTACGAGGTTTCATGGCCGGATACCAGGGACATTACAAATGCCGTGACGATTACCTACGTTGCGGGGTACGGTACGGAAGCGGCGGTTCCTGATGAAATTAAGGCGGCCATAAAACTGATGGTTGGCCATCTATACGAACATCGTGAGGCGGTCAGTGAAATCAAACTGGAGGAGGTGCCGCTTTCGGTGAAACATCTTCTATGGCTGGAGAAACTGGTGATAGTATGAACATAGGAAAATTGAGACACAAGATTGAGTTACAGAGCTACACGACCACTCCTGATGCCGTTGGTCATCCGGTCAAGACGTGGGCAACCCACTCGACTGTATGGGCGTGGGTACGGCCGATGTCCGGCCGCGAGGTGATGAACTCACAGCAGCCGGTCGGTGAGATCACTCACAAGGTGACTATCCGGTATAACGATACGATAGCCGGAACCGATAGAATACTATTCGGGACGCGGTATTTTTATATAAATTTCATCGGCAATTACGATGAGCGAAACGTGTACATGGAAATCATGTGTAAGGAAAAACTGTAAGGGTTGATATGATTCAAATGCAAATTAAGAACGCTCAGTTAATACAGAATGCCCTGAACGCATTCTCGAAGAAGATATCGCAAAAGGTGGTCAAGCAGGGTGTTAAGGCTGCATGGACTCCACTACTAAAGAGAGCCAAGGCAAATGCGAGAGCATTAGATAGTGGAAGAACCAAACAGAAAAAGAGCCAAAGAATGGGACACCGAATAGCTGTGGCCTTAGAATTGAAACCATTCAAGAAACAAAAGCCGGGCAACTATGGAATGACTGTGAAGATTAACCCAGAAAAGGCAAAGCAATTTGTAGTATATTCGCCAAGAACCGGCAATCGTAATTATATTCCAGTGGCGATTGAGCATGGCCATGCCTTTCCGGGCAGGGGAGCGGGGCCGGGTGGTGGAGCACCGAAAGACGTAGCTGCCAAGCCATTCATGCGGCCAGCGTTGGACGCAACCTTGCCGGCTGCCCCGAAGATATTCGAGAGGCATTTAGTTCATGCGATTCACGAGGAAAACGCTAAGAGGTGACCTATGATAGGAAATGCAATTTATAGTCTGTTGGCAAATAATTCAGGGATAACCGATTTGGTAAGTACACGAATCTATCCGATACTTCGAGAGCAAGTGGATGGCTTGCCAGCGATAACATATCAGGCAATAAGCGGAGTTAGAAGCTATGACCTTTCCGGGCCGAACGGCTTGGTTGAAGGAAGAATACAAGTAAATTGTTTTGCCGATGATCCACTTGAGGCTGGTGAGTTGGCTGCCGTAGTCAGAGCGGCATTACATGGGCACATGGGCGGTGCGGCGGGCGTTCATATCGAATTGATGCTACTGGACGACATGGGTGACCTTCCGTATATCGACCCCGAAAATGAGGCCCAAAACGTATTTGCAAAAATGATGGATTTTTACGTGTTGTATAAAGAATAATTATTGAAAGGGTATCACAATGGCAACATTAGGTTTTTCAGGGATGGGTTCAACGCTGGTTTTCGACGGTGCTACTATCGGCGAGATAGAGAGTATCGACGGCGGCGAGGTAACGATTGATTTCGAGGAAATTTTAACGATGGACTCGACTTCGTATTACGCCGACATGATTTTAACAGCATTGAACTCTGGGCAGGTGGCAATCACCTGTATCTTCCAGCCGAGCAATACGACTGGTAATTATGCAGTGCTGAAGGCGAAGGCCGAGGCAAGAACAACGGCAACGCTTTTGTTGACATATCTCAATACGGCGTTTATTACAGGCCAGGCGGGAATAATTAGCTTGCAGTTCCCATCGGCACCGGACGCCAAAGGCGTACAGCGGTTCACCGCTACATTCAAACGAAGTGGTATATTCACCTATACCGGAACTTAAGACTAAATAAATGAAAGGAGCTATATTATGAATGCAGAAGAAATCAAAAAGGCGATCATTGAGAAGCACACCCAGCCGGCTAAGCCGGTCGAGAGTGCCGAGCTATTCGGCGTTGAGGGCTGGTTGTTCCGGTCATCCTCATACCAGATGGAAGGCTGGCGGCATGTGTCGAATGACAAAGACATCGAAATACAGAGACTCGGCCCTGCCAAACTGATACAGATATCGTTCAGGGACGAAAGCGGTAAACTCGTTTTCGAGGAACTTGACCTGCCGATGATTGGCGGCATGGCCGACGCGGACATCAACTTGATATTCAAACGGTGTCTGTCAATTAACGGCTATGGCGGCGAAGGCTGCGAAGCGTTACTAAAAAACTTAATAGCGATCTATGGCACCGATGGTGTGTACGCCTCGCTCGTGAATATAAATGCTCTCTGTCCGAACTGCGTGAAAGACACACCGAGTACGAACTCAGAGAGCAATATTTTTGTGAGCAGTACTGGCCATCCGGTAGTGCAGCCGAAAGCTACAAAGCTATCCTCGCCGGACAGATCGCAGGACAAAAAATAAGTTTCGATGAGAAAACGCAGAAGAATATTTCGATGATAGTCAAGATGCTGGACGGCACGCTAGATATTGAGAAGGACATCCCGAAGAAACGGGGACTTCCGCCGCCGGAAGAAATGTTAATGTATTTTTGAAAAGTAAATGAATTAAGGAGAATAAAAATGACTGTTGGAACTACA